AATGTTTCGGCTAATTATTTTCAGATACATATTTTAAAACCTCGTCCCAATCATCGCTATACAATAAAGGATCATAACTAGCGCCATAATCATCAGCGTACATAATTGAATATTTTTGATTAAACTGCTCTAGCCTTTTTGTTTCTTCATCACATACAAATATTTGAAGTTTGCCATACACAAAACTTGGGCAAACATCGTTTGTATATGAATGACTTTCCCATTCGTGAGGAATAGGAACATCTATAATTATATCAGGGTGCGTTTTTGCTGGATCAGTATAAGGGTTTTCATCATATGATCTATTTTTCATTTTATGCGTTCTCCATTTCATCAATAATATGTCTTGATACTTCTTCACCAGCATACCAAGCCAAAGCGTTTTTTATTGTGACTGCGTTTTCTAAATCATCAGTATTATTTCCAAAAATCACTTCCCCAATTTCATCAATTGGAATGTGATATTTTTTAAAACAATTAAAGCCTTGAATCATTTCAAGCATTCCCACGCCAAAATCTTCTGATTGTTCTCTTGCTAAATCTATTATTAGATTTCTGTTATCATCAAAAAACTTGCTTGTTTCGTGGTAGTAAACAAAGCCACCAAAGCCACCATCAATCCCATAGCTATTTATATTTTTCATGTCTTCTATGCAATCAGGATCATTTTGATTTTCATAACCAAGACAATCTATTACTGCGTTTATTAATTTGATATTCATTTTGTCGCTCCTTGTTTTAATAGTGTCTGCCATCATCAGCGTCCAAGAAACACCTTGAACGGACAAAGCCAGCAATTAAGCTGGCAATGTTTCGGCTATTTGTTTTCATAATCGTAATTATCAATATCGCTCCAAATATTAATAAAAGATCTTAAAAATTCTTTTTGATCATTTGTTAATGAAATTTGATTGTCATTTTTTTCAACCAGCTGGAGCGTGTAGACTTGAGATTCATAAAGTAAATCTTCAGCTGACATAGTTTGTGAAATATTATTTACTTTAAGCCATTTTGCATAAATGCTGGTTAAATGTTCAAGAGAAGGATTCATTATTAATATCCTCTCAATAATGTTTGCCAAGCTTTCGCCGTTTGCTTGGAGGCAAATTTTCTGCCTATGTTATCCAATGAATTAATTCTTTCATAAATAATGGGATCAATTAACTTAACTGCATCGATCCAATTAATTTTATCAGGATTAGTTTTTAAATCTTCAATAGCTTTGAAAATATTATTGTTTAAATCATTCATTATATTGTTCCTTTCAAAGAATTTTCAGCAAAGCTTTTAGCTTGCTTTAGGGTTGGGAAAGTTTCAGCAATAGGGGAATTATCTTTTTTAAAGCTTTGGCCATTAATCAAAATATAAAATTTGTTTATTGGTCTAGGGTCTGCGCTGAATCTGATTTGAATAGCTGGATACTCTTGACTATTATAAACTCTATAGCGTCCATCTACTTTTATTTGTGGATACCAGCTCATTATCTACCTCCTGAATTTAATTTAAATGTTAGGTAAATATTAAAAGTAAGAATGAACTGAACTATTATAAAAAAGCCAATATCATAATATCCATAATATTCATTAAATTCTTGAACTAGGTTTTTCATGATTACAAAGCAAATAACTATTGAAACCATTATTGATATTGGTATTAAGTTTTTTAAATTATTATTCATGTTTGTCGCTCCATTTTGATTATGTTGATATTGTTGATCAACTATTATAAATATCGTAATTTATTACTGCATTTAAATCAACACTATTTTAAATTAAAATGTATTTTTTAAATTAATCAGGAATTGATGTAATGAATGACATTAAAAAAAGTGATTTAACATTTAAGCAGCAATCGTTCGTTTCATACTTAGTAGCCGAGAATAAGAACCCTACTGAAGCTTGTCGTCTTGCTGGTTATAGCTATCCAAAAGAAACGGCTTACAAGCTTACAAGGAATCCGTCTGTTATATTGCTTATCCAGCAAGAAAGACGCAGACTGTATTCAACTGACTTGTCCATTATTGCCGTAAATACTTTAAAGGATATTATGCAAGATGTGGACGCACCAGCATCAGCAAGAGTTTCAGCAAGCCGAACGGCTCTTGAACTTGCTGGAGATATTGGAAAGAATGCAATCGATAGTTCTGATGGAAAAGATTTATCTGAACTTACACCTGATCAGCTTGGAAGATTAATAGATAATTGGGAAGAACAACGCTCAAAAGTAGCCAAGCCAATCAATTAACAACACAACAAGCATGGCAAACGTAGGCTATACAATAGGTTTAAATGGTTTACTATGAACTAATTGACGATTTTTTCACGCATTTAAAAGGTCTGACCACCCCCTAGGGGTGTACGCCGTAGTGCCAGGCATACTATCATGGACTCCTATACAAATTTTCCCAAAAAATCAATCTTTCAACTACTTGAACGTTGTGGAAAAAAAGGATAAACTAAATTCAACATTACGAATTGTGGGGTACATAATCTATGGCACAACCAACGCCTTATACGAGACAGTACAACTTTAACGACTTTGCCACGACTTCTCCATCAGACCCATTGCCAGGTGTTCAGGTGGACAATGAGATGAATAGCGTTAAGACAAACTTATCTGATTTAAATGCAAACATAGCATTGGTGCAAAGGGACGATGGGAAGCTGGCTAATCAGTCGGTGCATAAGAACTCGTTTGACGTAGATGCTTTAGCTTTAATCGGTGTGTCTGGTTACACAGTATCAGGCGATTGGGCAGCGTCTAATGCGTATGCTGTAGGAACGTTAGTCAATTTTAATAACGCTACATATTTATCGACTATTGCGCATACATCAGGAACTGTTTTTGCGACTGATCAAACAGCTGGTAAATGGATATTATTAGCTAACGCTGCAATCAACACATCAGGTTCAGCTGTTGACAAGTTTGAGGGAACTGGATCACAGACTGCATTTACATTATCGTACACATATTCATCGACAACTGATTTTCTTGTATTCGTGAATGGTGCGCTTCGTAACCCAAACGATGACTATAGTTTATCTGGAACGACACTTACGCTTGCTACTCCCCCAAGCGCTCCGTCTGTGTCAGGGAATGAGAATGTTATCGTTTGGGGAGCAAACGTAGCCACCGAATCTTCTAAACAAGCAGCTGCAACATCTGCGAGTAACGCATCAGGATTTGCCACGGCAGCATCAAACGCAAAAACGGCAGCCGAGTTAGCTTTAGATACATTTGATGATAGATTTTTAGGAGCAAAAGCGTCTAACCAAACATTAGACAATGATGGTAATGCTCTTCTTACTGGAGCGCTTTATTGGAACACGACTAACAATGAAATGCTTGCCTATTCAGGATCGGCATGGATAGCGCTAAAGCCAAGTACATCAGAGCAAACAAACATAAACACATTAGCTGGATTAAATACAGAGATCACGGCTTTAAATGGTTTGACTACTGAAATATCTGCTCTTGATGGAATTAAAACGGAGATATCTACAGTAAGTGGCATTTCTACTGAAGTCCAAGCTGTATCGGCTGTAGCTGGTCAAGTAGGAAGCGCACCAGCAAACGCTGTTTTAGCGCAGAATTATGCAACAGAAACGGATTCAGAAGTAACTGGAACGTCAGACGATTCAGCTAAATCTTGGGCAACTGGTGGATCAGGTTCTTATTCCATGAAAACTAATGGTAAGGGTTCTGCTAAAGAATGGGCAGCGTATACAACTGGAAAAGTAGATGGTTCTTCAGGGGATTATTCAGCAAAAGGCTACGCTATTAGTGGGTCGGTTGTTACTACTGGTTCGGCAAAGAACTGGGCAGTCGGTGGTGGAGATAGTTTTTCCACATCAACAACAGTCGGCACTACTGGATTATATTCAGCTAAATATTATGCAGAGCAAGCAGCGAATACTGTAGCTACGTTTGATGAGAAATATTATGGAGCGTATGCGAGTGATTCAGCTGCACAAACTGGTCATTCCAATGCTGGTGGAACGTTATCAGCTGGAGACATTTATTATTCAACAAGCTTGACGGCTTTACGATTTTACAACGGCACGGCATGGACAACTATAGAAGCTACAGACACAAGCGCTTTTGCAGAAAAAGGTTTTGCTATTGCTATGGCGATTGCACTTTAATTAGGAGTAACTAATGGCACAAAATTTTAAACAGATAAAACTAGCTGGGTTAGGAACTGGTATTAATGACATACCAAATGGATCAAACTTTCCTACTGGGTTTCACTTTGTAAAAACGATAAGTCTAGCAAATATTGTAACCAATGCAATTACAGTTTCAGTTTTTCTACTTAGTGGAAATACAGACAATGATCCAGCTGATGAAACTAAATTTCACATTGTAAAGAACATGACGATACCAAGTGGATCGGCTTTTACTTATGACTCTGGATTAAATGTTTTAGCTGGCGATAGGTTGTTCTTTGAAACAGATACGGCATCATCATTAGATGTAATTGTAAGTTATGTTCAAGAAATTAGTACATAGGATTTTATTATGCCATATATAGGAAATGAGCCATCAGCAGACTTTACAAGTTTAACTAAGCAAGATTTAACTGGTTCGAGTGGTGGGTCGGTTACTCTTAGTCATGCTGTAGCAAATGCAGAAGATGTTGCGTTGTATATTAACAATGTTCGTCAAGAGCCAACAACGTCTTATACAACAGATGGTACTATATTAAGTTTTGTAGGTTACACAGTATCAGCATCAGATGACATCTACGTTTTATTCCTGGGCAAAGCTATTCAAACGACTGTTCCTCCTGACGGCTCTGTAGGTACAGCAAAGATAGCTGATGATGCAGTCAACCTTACATCAAAGGTTACTGGTGTATTGCCAGTTGCTAATGGTGGTACTGGTGCTACGAGTTTTGTA